CTTGCGAGCCTACTCTTTCGAGCGTAGTATTGTTTGAGTTTCCCCATAACATTCTTAAGGTAAAACTGTGTTTCCCTTATGGACCCCCCGTCACCGGGCTCAGGCGGCAGTGGCTTTGCCACTGCAAATGAGTCGCTTAGTAGTGCGAGCTACAGAACTGCAGATGAATCTGCAAGACCCTGGAATAATGTCCAGGATGTTTTAAGTATTGAGGATCTCCCCAGTACAGTTTCTCTTCGGAGAAAATTCATTGCGCCTTGCGCATGTTTGGACCGTCATCGGTCTTTCCGCGAGTTTTGTCAACTCGTCATCGATCCTTCCTTGCGGAAGGATAGCATAGTTCCAAAGATCGAGATCTGTTGGAACAATCTAAACCTGTGGGAGTCTAAACTCCCACGGGAACTTACTGGACTCGAAAATCGAGTCCTTTTTGAGGACATGCCATCGATCTGGCATGCGCAAAAGGTCCTGTATAACGGGACCCATTGGTTCCGCAGATTAATGCGGAAAACTCCCAATCGTGGGAATTTCAACGGAGTAGCAATACTCCGTCTCTTGGCCGGTAAGTCAATTACCGGAAAGGAGCGAGTTGATCAACTCGTTCATTTGCCGCTTGTTAAGAGCGGATGTCACAAGCTAAGGTCAATCTTAGCTACTGTTGATGGGCTAGTTATGCAACTAGTCCTAAGCTTCCCTATGTGGGAAGAACTTCTGTCTTGGGACAGAATGGATCAGATAATTCATTGTCTGATATGTCAGCTTATACCTGACTACTTCCGGAAGGAAATTCCGGAGAATCTATCTTCTTTTGAGAAGATTAAGAGATTGCGAGGAGCAATCAAGGAACAGGGTTTCAACCCTGTTGGGGACATATCGTCCATTGACATCCCGCGAGAGATGTCCTTCTTTAAAGTCATCACTGACTTTATGTCCGATAGGAAGACTCCTATCGATATGTACCGGGTAATGGTGATGAGCCAAACCCGCGCAGCGGGGGTTCCCCCCCGCTCTGTCTATCTGAAGTCGCTTCAGAAGATAAAGGAGACCCTCACGGAGCCTCCAGACCGCTCTCGATATGAGAGAGTGAAGGGCTATGTCGCAACCGGCATAGACATGATCCACCGCGAAATGGTGGAAAGTATCGGCTCTGAGTCTGAATCAGAGCGTTTTTGGGCGCGGGTAATATCCCGCGCCAAGATATCACTAAGTGATAGCGGAGAGTTCTTCACGAACTCTGAAAGCGGTGGAAAACTTGAAGCCGCTCGTCTTGTTCTTTCACAGAACAAATTGATCCCTGAAGTGGATCTAGAGACCGGTGCACACACCGGTCGTATCCTTGGTCCTGACGACCAAGTTGGTATACGCCTATTTCATTGGGCGTGCAATGTCTTCCGAGATAGGAAGACAGTCTATGACAGAAATGTAATGTCTGTCAGAGTTTCGTTAGTTGCAGAACTAGCGAAGTACCGTGCGATAACAGTATCGCATCTTGCACATGCAATATTATTGCATGTACTTTCACACGTATTGCTGGAATATATATCGGCAATACCTTCAAGCCGCTCAGGCGTCGGAGCGGCGAATCACGCTTGGAATTTCTTCAAGCGATTGTCCCACCATAATCCGGCGGGAAAATTCATCTTTGAAAGAGATGTATATGTCTTCTCAACAGATTGGGAAGAGGCAACAGATTGGTTAGACCATCTGATTTCTCAGCTGATTGTCAATCGGCTGTGTAACAATGTCGGTATCCCGACATGGTATAGGCAAACAGTTGTGTTTGCCTTATGTGCTCCTCGACAGGTCGAGGAGATAGATCCGGAAGAGAAGGTTCTCTCCCGATATTTCACCACACGTGGTGAACTCATGGGTGACCCAGTTGTCAAGGTCATCCTACATATTTGCCATCTTGTGGCAAGGTACGCTGCAGTTAAACAACTGCAGAAGATGGTGCTCAAGAAGCACAGCCTGCAAAGGCCCGCACCCTCTTAACGGAGGTAAGATCGGCTCGTGGAGAGCCAAACGTCAACCGAAAGGTGGAGCTTACAAAGCTG